ACGCCTGCTGCCGGGCACCCGGAACCTGGGCGGCAGTACGTCTGGTCGGCGACGTGCGTCTGACTTGATGGTCTCTTCGCTTCTGCGCAAGAGCTTGGCCAAGTCAGCCGGGCCTAGCGTTTTCAAGCCCATAACGGCTTTTCCACTTCTGCAAGTTTTTCCAAGTAGTGCTGGAGCTTGCCGCTGTCATCGGTCCCGTCTTTGCGACCCGACCGCATCCCGTATTTGATGATGTTGCCTTTAAGAAAGCCAACAAACTCTTCGTGGGTCAGCACGGCTTGCATCACGGTCCAGGGTTGCACGGTCATGTCTTTGTAGTGGGTGCCGCCCACTTGCTTTTCGTCTGCGCTCATCAGTCTATTTCCTTCATGTAGTAGGTGGTTGAAAATCCGTCTGCTTGCAAAGGCAAGCCGGGTGCCCATGCAATGTCCCGCCCCATGATCTCTTCGATCTCAGGCAGGGCATCGTGGTTTTCTGTCTCGACGATGATCTCGTCGTGGACGGTGAACAGTTGCAAGTAATCGGCCCAGTCCAGGGCAAGCATGGACTCGGCCAGGCAGTCGCGCGCAATGGCCTGGGTGATGTTCTCCACCAGCTTGCCGCCGTAGGTAGCGAGCCTGGTCCAGGTCTTGGTCTTTTGGTCCATGCCCTCATAGGTCAACGACCCGGCACGCGCCACGGTGAAGCTCGCGCCGCTGGCTGTCTCGCGGATCAGGTCTTCGGACTCGATCCGTGGCTTAACGTAGAACAGCTTGCGTCCCGACGGCAGGGTGATCGAGAGGAAACCCGACTCCCAGGTGAAGCGCAGCTCAGCGCGGCCATCAGCAATCGCCAGGACCTCGCTTGTGCGGCGGTTCACCGCCTGCTTGGCCTCCTCCTCGACCGCGTACCAGAGCTTTACGATCTCCGGGTTGGCCGCGCGCCAGGCGTCCTTGATGGGGTCCAGCTCGTCCTCTGTCAGGCCCATGGCCAACGCGCCCATGGTCTTCAGAGCACCGGCTCCGCCCTGGTATCCCAAGGCCAGCTCGGCGATCTTGCCTTTCTGCCGGTAGGGTGACTTCTTGGTCACCGATCCAGGCGGCAGCTTGAACATCTGCTCTGCCGACGCCTCGTAGATTTTGCCGTGTGTCTTGAACACATCCAGACGCCACATGCACCAGGCCAGCCAGGCGATCACACGGGCCTCAATGGCGCTGAAATCAACCGGCATGAGGGCAGCCCCTGGCCGAGCGATAAAAGCCGTCCTGATGAGTTGTGACAGCGTGTCAGGCACGTTGCCGTAGAGCATCTCCAGCAGATCGTACTGGCGGCTGCGCACCAGGGCGCGAGCCAGGTCCAGGTCTTTGAGTTTGTTCTGAGGCAGGTTCTGCACCTGGACGATCCGGCCAGCCCACCGGCCAGTGCGGTTGGCACCGTAGAACTGGGTCAGCCCGCGCACGCAATCGTCGGCGCACATCGCCCTGGCCATCGCGTGGTACTTGGACACGCTTGTCTTGGCCAGCTCTTGGCGAAGCTCAAGCACCCGGCGCACGATGGCGCTGTCGGTGTTGGCCAGCAGGCCGGGCACGGTCTTCTTGGTCAGGTCGACGATGGTGTCGTCTTCCTCTTCCTCTTGCAGCCACTTCAGCAGTTGGTCGCGGCTGTTGGGGTTGTCCAAGCCGGTGAGCTTTACCGCCTCGGCCAAGGTGCGCGTGCGCACAATCCCGTCGCACTCGATGGCAGCTTGGACCAGGTCGCGGTCCAACATCGCGCCCTGGGTCATCATGCGATGGTCCAGGTGCCAGAGCTGCCACTCCTTGTCGGGCACGGGAAACTTGGCCAGCTTCTCTGCTATGGCATCTTCGGACTCGACGTCCCTGCCGCAGTAGTCTTTGAACAAAGCCCACTTGGCCGGATCGTGGTGGGGCAGGTTGCGCGTGCGGCCACCGTTTGCCTTGGTCGGTTTGCATGGCAGGCAAAAGTATTTGATCAGGCTCCAGCCGGTGGACATCTTCTGCTTGTCAGGCGACAGGCCGACCACGCGGCCCACGTCGTTCAGGTTGCCTGGCATGCCCAGGTACAGGGCGTGGACGCTGGTGCAGCGCCACTGGGTGACTTCAAGCGGGTCGACCATGTGCTTGTTCAGGCAAGCCAGCTCAAAGGCCGCGTTGTATGCGGTCTTCAGAATCTTGGGGTCGTAGAGGGCTCGGATGATATGGGCGGGCATCTCTTCGCCCCGAGCATGGTCGATGACGTTGACCTGGCCATCGCCGTACTTGTATCCAAAAAGCATGATCTCAAACGCGTCCGACTCGACGTACTTATGCACGCCGCACTTCTTCAGGTCGACGTCGCTGTACGTTTCCAGGTCGATGCGCAGTGTGGTCATTCGGCGTACCTGGTGTCGATGAACACGGGCGTGTTTTTGCCCATCCAGGCACCAATGGTGTTGAACTCAAAAAACTCTTCCGCGTCTTCGCGTGGCATGTCCCTGGCCAGGATGTCGATCACCATGGTGCGGTCGTATGCCACCACCGGGTCCATGCCGCACCGCTCGGCGACCCCAATGATTGCGGCGTCGTAATCAGCGAGGTCGAGAAACAAGGCGTCCTCAAGGCTGTCCGCTATTCGTTCTCTCGTCGTCATCTAGCTGCTCCAGTAAAAGGGCGATGAGGCGTTCGTAATGCTTCACCAAAACCCACAGTTGTTCGTTGGTCATAAACGGTGGGGCGCTGTTACTGCGACGTCGGCCCCGCTCAGCGGGACAACCAACCGCTGGCCACGCCAGCGCCCCTAAAACTTACTCGACTACATCGACCTCTGGCATTACGTCTTGGGCCTGGGTCTGGGCTTCAGCCAAAGCCCGGTCGCGTTGCATAGCGATGTCCATAACCAGGTCGTGGACCTGGGCATGAGGCAAGTTGCGCAGGGCAATGATGACGGCGTTGATTGACTCTTCAGTCAGTTGGATTGCGTAAAACATTTTTAATTTCCTTTCAAGATAAGAAGTCTTCTTCGACCGCAGTGAAGTCGTCGCTTGCGCGCGATCCGCCGCCCAGACGTTCACCGTCCGCCAGCTTCTGCACGTTATTCAGACCCGCTGCAATCCCCTTGTTGCCGTCCACGCTAAACGCGTAGAAGTTGATCGACGCACGGCCATAGCAGCCGCTGTAGACCTCCGACTTATCCAGGATCGGGTTCAATGCCGAGTCAACCACGTCCGGCTTTTGGCCGGTGTTGCAGTTGATAAAGAAGTGGCCCTTGTACTCGGGGTTCTTTTCCAGGTCGCGCTCGGTGTCGCCGTCGCGCAGTGGCGACTTGAAGCTGGCCAGGTACTTGCCGCCCCATGTGGTGGTCGCCTTCGCGTCCGTCTTCACTGCGTCAATCGCAGTTTTGATTTTGGCCAGGGTCTCTTTGTCACCCTTGGGGATGAGCAAGCAGACGCTGAATTTGTCCTTGTCGTTCTTGTCGAACAAGTTGACGTAGGACAGGCGAGCTTTACCGGTAATTACTTTTGACATTTTGTTTTCCTAGTTTGCAATTTTGAAATCCTCGGCTGCTGATGCAGCCAAGGCGAGTGCTGGTCTCTTGTCCCCTTCGGGCACCAGCGTTGGTTTACCGGCAGGCTTGACGACCAGGTCGCCCAGCAATTCGGTGAACTTCTTTTTGCCGATTGCACTTTCCATGGCAGTGATGCCAAGTAGGCTGCGCTCAAACATGATCTCTTCGGGTATGCCGCCGTCTTTCAGCTTGGCCGCTACCGCGTCCTGGTCTACGTACTTCCGGTTGGACCGGCCTTCGACCAGCTTGAAACCGGGCACCGTGGCGCTGTGCTCGACCGCCTGCTTCAGCGCGTGGGCTTTCAGGTCGTTAAACCAATCGATCACCATGTCAGCCTGGGGCAACAGAACCGCGATGCGCTCCATGGACAGCGTGTCTACCGCCGGTGGCGTCGGGCTGGAGAACTCGGCCTTGGCCACCGCAAGCGAAGCCTGCGCCCTGGCCACGCATGTGAACCGGGCACGGCAGAAACCGTCCTTGCAATGCTCGCCCGGCACGAACTCACCAAGCCCGCTCCAAGCCATCTTGGCTCGCGGCACGACTTCCTTTTCGCCCCACTGAAGCAGCTCTCCAATTGATAGCTCTTCGCTGCGGAAGTTGGACAACCGTGGCTGAAGAATTGTCATGCGTACACGATGGATGTCGTACAGGTGGCACAGCTCGAAGTAAGCACCCAGGCCGTACAGCCGGAGCTGGCTGTTCTGCATGGGGTCGACGTAGATGCCCTTGCCGTACTTCAGGTCCATCACTTCGACCAAGCCGTCGGTGATGATCACCAGGTCGCCAGTGCCAAAGCCTTCGGGCACCCACATGCTAAAGTCCAGGCGCTGCTCAACAAGGATGATCGGGTCCTTGCAACGTGTGTACGCGTCGTTAATCCGGTCCCATGCCACGTTCACGGCTTCGGCCACGTACTCGCGCAGCTCAGCACTGTCGTGGTGAAGCAGCTCTTTGGGCAGGGGCTCGGTCGGGCGACTCAGCATCATCAGAATCGCCTGCTCGAACACGGCGTGTGCAAAGGTGCCCTGGCTTGCAAACTCGCTGCCTTCGTCAGGCAGTGTGGCTTCCAGGTTTGCACTGGGTGTGCAGACCAGCCACTTGGCGCTTCCGCTGGCGCTCAGCTTTGCGTGTGCTGTCATTTTTCTGCTCGCTGGTCCATCATGGCGTCGGCCACGATATAGGCTCGTTGCGCAATGCTTTGCGCGCTAGTTGTAACAGTGTGGCTAACAATTGCCTGCATTGCCTTGGCGGCAAAGTAGTCGCGCAAAGTCATGCCTCGGTTGATCCAGTTGTATTGTTTAGCTTCGTCGTTAGCCCAGGGGAATGCTGATTCAGGTTTCATTTGTCATACCTCGGTGCGCAGGTCACGTCGACCGGTGCGGTTGATAGGAAGCCGTTGATGCGGCGGCGTGCGGTGACCATCACGGGGCGCAGACCGCTGCCCTCGCACTCCTTGACGCCGTTGATGACCTCGTTGCGTGTGAGCACGTTGATCTCGCGCTCAACGACCAGTGCGGTGTTCTGCTCGTACTGGGTGTACTGCTGGGGCGGCGTGCTTGAACACGCTGCCAGCATGAAGGGGATGACGGCCAGGGCTTTCATGATTGCTCCTCAACAGGTTCGTAGGTCATTTCAAGGATGTCCGGCTTGCAAGGGTAATGCTCCCCCTTCACGCCCGTGATGATGTAGTCACCAGGGCGGACAATGTGGACGCCTTCCAGCGTTTTGATCCAGCCGCACCCCTCTAGCTGCTGGACATTGCTTTGATATTTGGCAACAGCCCAGTGGTCGCCGTCCTTGAACCATTGCGTGGCCTCAATGACTACTGGCTTTTTGCGGTACTTCACTTCCCCTCTCCCATCTGGTTGTACCAGGCGATGGCGTTGTCGCTGACTTCCTTGATGTGGGAGCTTAGGTAGGTGGCGATGATGATCGCCGGTGTGGGCGGCTCGTTGATGGCCTCGGGTCGGTCCAGTGTGCCTTCGATGGTGTACTGGTTGTCAGGCATGTCGGTGATGATGACGGTTGCAATGGTCATTACAAGGCCCCCACTTCGTTCATCAGCTCGCCGTACTTCTCCGCCGGAACGGATGTCAGATTGCTGGCACCGAACTTGACTAGAAGGGCCTTGCACTCGGGGCCTTTGCCAGCCTGGCTCACTGCGGCCATCTTGGCACGGAGCTGCTCCAGGGTGATAGGCTCGGGTGCCTCTTCGGCAGCGGGCTTCTCGGCTGGTGGCTTCTTGGCCTTCTTGGGCTTGTCTTCGACAAAATTCAGCGGGGCAAGGTTTGTCGGCGGGGTAGCGTCGATCTCCTCCGGCTGCATGTTGGTTGACGGGGCCAGCGGTTGCTGGACGTATGCGGTCATGGCAGCGGTCACGACGGCCATCTGCTTGGGTGTTGTCGGGTTGAATGTGATAGTGATCATAGTGGTCGTGTGGAAAGGTTGTGGTAGTTCTCAACGTAGCGGCAAGCAAGGGTGTACTCGTTGGGCTGGTTGATCTGGAAGTACGCTTGGGCGTACTCCTTGGTATTGGCAAAGGTGCCAATCTTGGGGAACTTGCGCTTGGGCAGTTCGCGTTGCTGGCGCTTGATGTCGCGCATGAGTTTTTCGGTGTGGGTTTTCACTGACGTGTCTCCTGGGGTTTGGGTTCGTTGACGGGGGG